CAACATGGCCACGAATGCGGCCGTCCGCGACCGAAAAGCCGAACTGCTCACCATCGGGGCGATTGCCCTTGCGGGTGTAGAGGTCGATGCCCGCGGCGCGCAGCCACTGAATTGCAAGATCCTCGAGCGCATGACCGATGGCGAAGATGCGCAGGGTTCGGCCAGGAAAATCCCCACCGTCGTCCTTGGGTGCGCCTGCAAATTCAAACTGCAGGGCGCGTTCGCAGGCGTGACCCATACGCGAGCCGCCGAGATATTCGCGGCGGGGACGCAGCGCATTCTCATCAGTGAGCGCCATGTCGATGGCGTCATTGAGCAGTTCCGCGAAACCGCGCGTGTGGTTGAAATCAAGTTTCAAAACGGCACCTCCGGGAATTGCTGCTTGTTGGCCGCGGCGATCTCGCGCATCGCGTCCTGAAAGCCGCCGATGGCGACTTCGATGAGGGTGAAGACCTGGGGCTCGGAGAGATCGATCAGCCGGGTCTGCCAGCCGATCTCCTCCATCACTTCGGCCACCATCTGCATGGCGTGGCGGATGGCAGATTTTTCTTCCTCGGTGAGATCAACCATGGCGGAAGACCTCCGTGCCCGTTGCCAGAAGAAGGCCTGGCAGGTGATGGAGCAAAACCACACCGACGGGCGCGGCCGGCTCGGGCGCAAGGGCGCCCGTTTTGATGATTTTGGCGGCAAGGCCGCTGGGCGCTGTTGCTCGGACCAGCCAAAGCCACGCGTCGGCTGCAGGCAGATCGCGCAGAGCGCAAAGCGCGGATGCCAAGAGGTAAACCACGCGGCGGCAGAGGCGAGTGATGGCGACATAAAGCTCCTCCATCATGCAGCCACCGCGAACCGGGCACCCTTGGCCTCGCTGATCCGGGCACGGATTGCGGTGTGGTTGAACTTGAGGCTCAGCATGGCCGAGGCCTGGTAACGGGTGAGGTTGAAGTCCATGCGGCAGGCGGGCGGGAGCCAGGCGAGCTGCTTGTCCGTCGGCTGCTGGCGCAGCCAGCCCTTGGTCTTGTGCGCTGCCTCATCGGTTTCATTGGTGTTGAGCCAATCGTCCGCCGCCGCGATGCAGACGACGCTTTCGCCGACACCAAGCAAGGTGGCGCGTTTGTCCTTGGCACCGCCGACCGCATAGCAGCGGCCGTCCTCGGCAAAGACGCCAGCCCAGGCGTTCATGCCGCTCGCCATCAGGATCAAACCGTCGCCATTGATGTCGATCCACTCGAAACTCGAGCGCGCGAGAAGATCGATCTCGGTCATCACAAAATGGCCGAGCGCCTCAGGACCCTTGGCCTCGCGCTCGCTCTCCCAGACATGACCGCAAAGTGGGCATTCCATGACAGCCGCAGGCACTTGCGCCGCGCAGGACGGGCAGGTCTTGGTGGGGGCGTCGCCCGTGACCTCGCGTCCGTTCAGATCGACATCCTGTTCGAGCGAACCGTGGATGAGGCTCGACGTCCCAAAATCGAGGATGACGCAGTCAGTCTTGAGGACGCCCGAGTATTCTTCCGGGTTTACGGTGCGCAAGCCCCGGCCCACCATTTGCATCATGGTGGACTTGTAAGAAGACGGCCGCAGCAGCACGACGCAGGAGGTGGGGGGGTGGTCCCACCCCTCGGTCAGGACCGAGACATTGGCAATGACCTGGATCTCGCCACGGTCGTAAGCGGCGAGCGTCGCCTTGCGGTCTGCATTCCCCATCTCGCCGCGGATCAGCGCTGCCGCGACCCCTGCGGCATTGAAGGCGTCAGCGACATTGCGGGCGTGATCGACTGTCGAGCAGAAGACCACCGTCTGACGATTGCCAGCTTTCTCCTTCCAGTGGGCGATCACGGCATCCGTGACCGGCGACTTGTTCATGATGGCGTCAACTTCGCCCATGTCGAAGTCAGCGGCGACGCGGCGCACCTTTTTCAGGGCATCCTGCACGCCGACATCAATGACGAAGCTGCGCGGCGGAACGAGGTGGCCGGACGCGATCAGCTCCGCGATACGGATCTGGTCGGCGACATTGTCGAAGACCTCGCGCAGCCCCATCTTATCGCCACGATTGGGTGTGGCGGTAACGCCAAAGATCTTGGCAGACGGGTTGCGCTGCATGGCGTGGTCAATGATGCGCCGGTAGCTGTCAGCCACCGCGTGATGCGCCTCATCAATGACGAGGAGGTCGAGCGCCGGCATATCGGCAAGGTTCGAGGCGCGTGAAAGCGTCGGCGTCATCGCGAACGTCACCTGACCGCTCCAGGACTTCGTGCTTGCATCGACGACCGAGGTGGTGACCTCAGGATTGACGCGGCCGAACTTGGTGCGGTTCTGCTCGGTCAGCTCATCGCGGTGGGCCAGCACGCAGGCCTTGGCATCCGTGCCACGCACCATCTCACCGGCAACGGCCGAGAGCATGATCGTCTTGCCGGCCGCCGTCGGCGCGATGCCAAGCGTGTTGCGGTGGGTAATGAGCGCAGACAGGCTGCGCTCAACGAAGAGTTTCTGACGGGGGCGAAGCAGCATGGTGTGACCTCACTTCGCCCAGGTGGGACGCACGCCGGCGGCGGGCGCAGGAGCTGCCTGCTGCGGGGCTGGATCCGCATAAGCGGGCTGCGGGGGATGAGGTGCCACGTAGCCCAACTGCTGGGCCGGGGCCGCATAGGACGGCTGCGGGGGCGCATAGGCAGGGGCATGTGCATTGCCTGCCGTGGCAGCGGCATACTCCTTGTGATCGCGCGTCACCGCCTGGCGGATGTCGTTCTTGTCTTCGCCATTGCTGTCCCTTCCGATGTCGATGCGGGCCACGAACTCGATCCCGTCGAGATCCGCAAAGCCCGAAATACGGCGAGCATTCTGCGCCTCGGGCGAATTGTCCTTATCGGAGAGGCCGCGCGCCGAGTTCAGGATGCCGCGCACAAGGCTGCGGCCCATGTTGGCCCAGTTCGGGCCGGACGCGCTGTAGAGCCCGATCATCGACCAGATCTTGCGCTTCGCGAAAGGACCCTCGACGACAGTGTATTCGACGTCGAGATAGACGGAACCCGTGGTACCGCGGCGGGCATAGCCGCCGGTCCAGCCCTGCCCGGGATCATCAAAGCCGCCGGGGCGGATGGTGAGCCGGACCTTGGCGATGGTGCCCTTGGGGATGAGGTTGGTGTTCTGCTTGGCGTCGTTGAAATCGTTCCATGCGTTTGTCATGGGGATGCTCCTGGATCAGGGTGTGGCGTTGGGGTGAGCGGCGTCCGGAGCGACAGGCCCCGGGCGGCTGAACGTGAGGCGTTCGAGAGGGGAGCGGCCGGGCTCGCCGATCTTGGCGATGAGGCGGCCAAGGTGGGCTTCTTCGACGAGATCGAGGCGGCCAGAACGATCCTTGGCGGGATAGTTCCAAGGGTTCAGCGTCTGGCAGACGAAGACCCGGTGCAGCTGCTTCGCGCCATCAGCCAATTCCGTCATTGTCAGCACTTCATCGACGATGCCCGGCAATTCGAGCCCGGTCTTGGCGCCGTCGATCTGCGGCACGAAGACCTTGCGATTGAAGTCGTCGAGTTTCTCATCGAGGATGCCGACGAAGAACACGTCCTTCATGCGGGTGTGCTGAAGATGCGTGATCCAGCCGATCATCTCGCGGCCATGCAGGCCGTAAGCGCCGCGGATGTCAGGCTTGCCGGTCTTCTCGGAGAAGGCCTCGGGCTGTTCTTTTGCCCACTGGAAGCAAAGGCGGCCCGCGACCGTGATCGAGTCCACAAAAATGGTGGCGTATTTGTCCAGTGCCCGCGGATCGCCGAACTTGGCGCAGGCGTCTTTGAAGTGACGCTGGCTATAAGGACGGCCATCTGGAATGGCAGGATTAGCGCCGCCAATGAAGACCGCGAAATCACGGCACTCTTCCCAGGTGCGCGGGCGGATCGTGTCGCCGCTCCAGCCCTCGATGGCGAGATCACCCGCCTCAAGGTCATAGAACAACGTTGTGTCCGGCGGCAGCGTCCACAGCAGTGAGGTCTTGCCAATTCCGCTGCGGCCGAAGATGGCCGCCTTGATGCCACGGCGTTCAGCCAGCCGCTGATCGGCGAGAATGATGGGGAGCGACATCAGTTGCCCTCCTTCTCGACGATCAGCTCGAACGTCTCCTTACCGGCACGCACAGTGCGCGACGGCTCGAACAGCAACCGGATGTGCTTTGGCCAGGAGGTGTAGTTGCGCTCTGCGACCTTCAGGCTGATCTCGACATAGTCGCGCGGGTCTTCGCCCTCAGCCTTGATCCGCTCGACGAGACCCTCGAGGTCACGCTGGTTCCATTCCACCTTTTTCGGCAGGTCGGCCACGACTGTGACATCACCATCGATGAAGCGCGCAACGCCGAAATCCTTTTCGGCATCTGCTCGTGCAACCTTGGCGCGCTCGGCATATTTTTGCAGGAGGGCACCGTCGAGCCAGGCCACGGTGAGCTTTGCCTTGCGCAACGCCTGATCGGCCTCCGTCTGAAGGCGCGCGAGTTCCGTCGCTGGCAGGCCAATGATCTCTGCGATCGGCAGACGCGCGAGCGCTTCGAGCGTGATGTGGTTGAGGATGGTCATGCCGCCACACCGTCGTTGGGGCTGCGGCGCACGCCGGGCGTCGCTTGGCGGGTCTGCTCCACCTCATAGGCTTCGACGTCTTCGAGGCGGTACGCGACGCGCCCGCCGATCTTCATGTAGGCGGGCCCTTGGCCGGTCCAGCGCCACCGCTCCAGCGTGCGGTGCGAAATGGTCCAGCGTCGGGCCAGATCCTTTTGGGTGAGGCAGGGTTTTGCGTGCATCTGTGGCTCCTGTGTTGGTTCTGGAGCATTGATGCGAAATCCTGATGTGGGATGTCGTCGGGATCGGAAGGGGATATGGAGGGGGATGGATGCTCCATTGAAACGACAGCAGAAAATGGAAAAGGGGGATGAGCATCCCCCGCTCATCCCCCTCCCGCCCCCCTGACCATCCGCCTGTCACGGGGATGGGACACATTAGTCAATGTTCAGGCGATAGTTCCCGCGTCCGTCAGACTTGATCAGTTGCCGCCATGACGTCTTCGACTTGAAGACGTCCGCCATTCGCATGCACTTCGAGTCTGCCGAGGTGAGAATCCTCTTGCCACTCTGCCATGGCTGGCCGGCCAAGGCCGCTTGATGCAACGCACGCACGACGGACGACTGTATGGCACCCAGCTGGAAGCGATGTCCGCGGCAGCGCACTTCCTTGTAATCACGGGACGTGAGGAAGGTTGGCTCTTCCTGCTTGGCCCCTGCCGCCCGAAAGCCCGATTTAAGCTCAAAACGATCGCGTTCATCACGCCGAAGCAATAAATCTCCAATCACGACATAGATCGGGGCGTGATCATACATCAGGCCGGCATAGCCCGTTATGTCATGGCGGAACTCGTTCAGGTGCGCCTCGCCTGACCGGTACAGATGAAAGACGTCGCCAGCATGCAGATCGAGTAGGCCGCTAAAATGCCGCTGCTCATGGGGTACCCGAAACCGCGCGCCGTCGATGTCTTCGTCATAATCGCCGAACTCAAGCGGCATGTCGAAGACCCGGATGGAGAGCCGCAACTGGTTGTTCTCCGCCAGATAGACGAGGTCCTCCTCCGGGATCGACCAGCGCTTAACGATCTCGGCAAGGGGAAAATAGTCCTTCTCGATCTCCATATTCCCCCCGGATTCGCGCGTACGGTTGTTCTCCTATCGTTCTAGTCTCTTGACGATCCCAGTGCAATCCTATCTTATCCAAACTAATCCACAGCCCCTTGGGGATAAAATGACCGAACACCACTCACTGGCCGACCGCCTGCAGGCCCGCGCGCATCAGCTTGGCTTGAGCCCCGCCCACGTCGCAGAGATGGCGGGCGTGAACCGATCCTTCGTGTATGACATCCTCCGCGGCCGCTCGATCCGGCCTGGCCTCGATAGGCTGGCTGAGGTGGCGCGTGTCCTGAAAGTAGATCTCGACTGGTTGATCCATGGCATTGGCGAGGTTGAAGGCCCCCTGCCCTTCCTCGAAAACTCTGAAGAGGCGTTCGTGGCAATTGCGCATGCGGGCGTACGGCCCTCCATGGGGGGCGGTGCGATTGTTTTGGAAGAGTATGAGGAAGCTGACCGCGCCTATCATTTCCGCAAGTCTTGGATCAAGAATGGCCTCAAGGCCTCCCCTTCCCAGCTGCGGATCATGAAGGTTGAGGGTGACAGCATGGAGCCCACCTTGATGAACGGAGATACCGTTCTGGTCGACATGACCCGCAAATCGCCCAATCCACCTGGAATTTTTGTGCTCGACGATGGTATCGGGTTGGTTGCCAAGCGGTTGCAACATGTGCCCAACAGCGACCCGCCTGCGGTGCGGGTCATCTCCGACAACAAGCACTATCCAGAGTATGAGCGCAGCGCGGAAGAAATCGTGATCGTTGGACGTATTCGGTGGTTTGCAAGAGAGATCTGAGATGATCGGGTTCACAGTTTTGGAAAACGAGGACCCCGCGTTGGCGTGGTCGCCCCTGTTGCGAGGGTTCCAGAAA